CAAGAACCAGCGGAACTACTAACGCCTTAAATGGAGTCGCTTGGTCAGGAACTCAGTTTGTAGCAGTTGGTGCAAGTGGAACAATTCTAACTAGTCCATAACATTAAAAATAATAAACCCCGGAATTTCCGGGGTTTATTTTATAATAATTCAATTAGCAGTTCTAATTTTGATCGAATTATTCGATTACTTAAAATTGACTTCAATCCTCGATGCAACGGTTTCGGCCACTCGCTATAACTGCACCACGCATACCCGCTATGTTCCGTGTTTAGAGATGGAATAAACTCTTTCTCGACAATGATAACATATGTATTATATTGAAATTTTTCGTCTTCGCTACTGAATAAAGAAAGCGGCACCGTTTTTTTAATAGCAGGACTCTTACCAACTTCTTCGGCAATTTCTCGCTTTAATGTATCGTACGGAGTAACGTCGTAAGGTTCTTTCTTACCACCGACTCCACCCCAGGTTCCTGCTGTTTTTCCTTGCGTTCTTAATAAGAATAAAAATCTCTTGGTATCTTTTGCAAAAAATAATCCCCCAGAACACACTATTTCGTTCATAGCACTAATCTCCAGTCTGCTTTATCGTATACTCCTTCGAACGACTTTACCCAACTTTCACTGTCCCATTTGTATTGTATACCTGTATAAGTGTTAGTTATATAGGTTACATCGGTAATAGATGAAGAATTGAAAATTACATTCCAGTTATTTCCGTCCCATTGAATGATATCATTAGCGTGAGCATAAAAATCACCCGATGCACCTTTCCAGGCATCTGCACCGTCAAGCGGAATCCACCCATTAACAGACGAAACGTTAATGTCCTCAAGAATTAGATATCGTCTGTCAACCCCTTGGCCTTGAACAGAATGCGGATTAAAAGTTCTTGGGTTAATTATTGCATCAATTGTGCCACGTGAAATTCCGGATGCGGTAATAATAGTATTTGCAGGAGCGGTGTCAGGGTCAACAGTTAGCGTCATTAGGCACTCGTTGTCAGGATGCAGTCTCATTGTCGCAACAATCTCATTTCCGTCGGGCTTTTTTAATCGAAGTTGACTTAGACCGGCAGTAAATTTTCCAGGATATAAATCTAATAAATTTAACCACGACGGTCTATACGGAACTTCGTTAACATCGACCCAACCTTCGCTAACATTTTGTGCACCTTCTGGCACTAATACAGCGGTGTTATTTAAAACGAGCAAATCATAATTTAGTGGGGTAACAGTTACACGAGCGTCAACTGGCATTTCTCTGAAAATATCCCCTCCAAATGCCGCAGCATCAAATTCTCCGCTGTCAACAGATCCAGGTGGAGCGGCAAAGATGTTGTTAATGATTTTTGTAACAATACCGAGCTTTTTAATTTTTGCCGGAGGTGAGATCCAAATAGGTGCTGTAAATTGTAGAGTAGCAATGCTTAGATCGTTTGATATACCTTGAGGAACTGTTCTAGACTCAAACACACAACCGTCGGTAAGCTCCAGAACACTTAAACTTGTCCAGTCAATGTAGTTGTCGTTTGACTGAATTTCCATACTTGGGTTAAACAGTACCGTAATTTGCTCCCATAGTTGCAACTTTTGATCCATGCTTGTAGTCCAAATGTCTGCGTTAAACGTAACATTGTATGGAGTAGGCATAATACGCTCAACGGTGTAGTTTGCACCTTGGTAATTTAAGTATTCTTGATTTTCAGAATCATATGCTCGTTCTCTAATACTCATTTTGCTAACAAAGGTCGGATCTTGCACGCGACTTCTATCAAACTTTAGGTCTTTGATATAGCAAGCAATAAATGGTGCACTCTGCATGATATTTTCAGAGTTTTTGTTAACAATGCTTGCCACCTGACGGTTCATATCTCCGTATCGAACTGGCACTCTAACTAACTGCCCTTTTGCGTCTTGGTAACAAAAGTTGCTCATTAATCTCATAAATTGAGTTAGAAATCTTTTGATCTGCGCATCATAAAAAAATTGCATGTTATTGTCCTTGATTATCAGCAGTTGGTTTTAATTTGCGGTTTAGTGCTTTGCTTAACGACTGGCGTTCAGGAACAACTTCTCCGGCAATAGTAGCAGTGCTGTTGTTATTAATAAACCCGGTTTTAAGCGTCTGGCGACTGTGGTCCTTGTCTGCAGGCATACCGTCTTTAGGTAAATTGGTCATTGTCATGCGAACATTGTCTTCAAACTTGAGCCAGTGATCGCCGTTCCATCTAAACAGTCGATTTGGATAAAAGTCAGTTCGCAAATGAAACTGCCCGCGAACAATTGGTGTTGGAAATTCATTACCAAAGGTGTATAAATTTCCGTTAGGAGGAATACCGTCACCTCTCAAGTAACCAACATAAAGATCGCGATCTGGTGAGTGAAGAATGATGCTTGCATCGTATAATGCCATGTCTGCATCAACTGTAACCTCGGTGTCGCTGGCGTCTCCGACATCAACGATTCCAGATTCGCGAGTAGGAATAACATAATATCGAGTAGTATCGTACCCGCTTTTTGGTGCGTCGAGCTCCGCTTGTGCAATAATTGCATCGTTAATTTCAATGCTTTGATTGTACGCACTCATAATATCGCGAAGAGTTTTGTCACCTTCGCCTGCTTGTGCGTCAAGAATTTCTTTAAATTCCTGGCTGTCGACTAGCGGTTGACACTTTGCTCTAAGTAAGTGCGGATACCAAGTTGAACTGAATCCGTTAGTAGGTCTAGTAACTTCAGAGACTACATAAAAACGTTTTAATGCAACTAACGAATCATCTAACGCATATTCGTCTTTTAAGTGCGGTAGTTCTATAACATCACCTGCCATAATTTTTCGACCTAGTGCTTCTACTGTACTACGAAGGTGAAAGTGGACTAAGATGTCGTCGTTTTGCAAGAATAGACCAAACTGTGCAAGGTTAAAGACCGAATCGATCATAGTGTATATTCCTCGCAACGTATATACGTCTGGATCGTAATGTCGATCTCTGTTCTCCATGAAAATAAGGTCTTGAATTCCTAATTCTCCGATGTTTCCTGAGTTAACAGGAACACCGGGAGTTGCATCGGCTTCATCGGGGTTTACAGGTCCGAGATACTTGTGAACAATACAGTCAGTTCCCCCAAATTGGAACTGTTCGTTAACTGCGCGATCGATAAATTTAAAATCGTTGCCCTTTTCGGGCCTGAAGAGTGATAATCTTGGCATAGTAAAATATTTATCGCATCTGAACTAACATAATTTCGGATAAATACTAACGGAGACTAACATAATGACCGAACTCGATAACGAACGCCAAAAAGTAATTGAATATATCCAGGCCTTTCTCGGCGCGGGAATGATTGATGTAGAATTAGACCCTATTCACTACAATACCGCAATTGATAAAGCTCTAGCACGGTACAGGCAACGTAGCCAAAATTCTACCGAAGAAAGCTTTGGATTTATGACGCTACAAGTAGATCAAAACGAATACTATCTTCCAAAAGAGGTCATGGAAGTGCGACAAGTGTTCCGAAGAAGTATCGGTTCTCGAAGCGGCGGGGGAAATGGCGGCACACTGTTTGAACCGTTTAACCTAGCCTATACAAATACCTACTTGTTATCGAGCTCAAACATGGGAGGACTAGCAACGTATTTTGCGTTTGCAAGTTATCAAAATTTAGTTGGAAAAATGTTCGGTAGTTTTATTAACTTTACGTTCAATCCGTCGACAAAGAAACTTACAGTAATGCAACGTCCTCGCACAGAAGAAAGTTTGCTAATTTGGATGTATAACTATCGACCAGATTTTAACTTGTTTCAAGATACATATGCAGGAGTGTGGATTAAAGATTACGCACTAGCGCACTGCAAGATTATGCTCGGGGAAGCAAGAGAAAAGCATACTTCGATTGCTGGGCCGCAAGGTCAAGTTAGCCTTAACGGATCTCAAATGAAATCCGAAGGACTTGCAATGATCGAAAAGCTCGATCTTGAATTAACTAATAACTTTGACAACCAAGCTCCGATGACATTCGTAATTGGCTAATAATTGACAAGATAGTGCTAGGTATATAAAATAAGGACTTAGGTCCTTATTTTTTTGGAGTAAAAATGAAAAACATGACCCCTGCCGAGTTAAAAAAATTCCTACATAAAATAGTAGGTCCTCCTACTAGAGAACTTGAAGGCGACGAATACAAAAACATTTGGTTAATGTTACAGCTAATAGATCCGATTTCGACAAGTAACAACCAACACACTTGGACAGACGAATATGTATTAGCAGAAAAACGATACAGAATGATTTATGGATTTTCTGAGAACCCGACAATCGAAGAGATACTGTCAGAAGAATAAATCGGTTGATTTTATTCCTATAATAATGTAATATAAAAGAAAAAATAGGAGATATATGACAAAACGACATGTAATAGGGTTTATAGGATTTATAGGCTCTGGCAAAGATACTGCCGCAGATTACTTAGTAAACGAAAAAGGTTTTTTACGAGAATCTTTTGCATCATCTCTTAAAGATGTTGTTGCTGCGGTATTTGGCTGGAACAGAGAGTTTTTAGAAGGAAAAACAAAAGAATCACGAGCCTGGAGAGACCAAAAAGACGAATGGTGGTCTAATCGACTTGGAATGCATATTACTCCTCGGTGGGTATTGCAACACTGGGGTACTGAAGTCCTAAGGCAAGGATTTCACGATGATATTTGGATCGCAAGCTTAGAAAACAAATTACAAAAGACCTCGGAAAACATTGTGATAAGCGATGTAAGATTTCCAAACGAAATTAAATCAATACACAATGCCGGCGGAATCGTAGTTCGTGTCCGACGCGGCGAAGATCCGGTTTGGTTTGATCTTGCAGCCTCTGCAAACGCAGGAAATGAGTCTGCGAAAATAATGTTCGCAGAATACAAGATTCATTCGTCGGAGAGTGCATGGATTGGATGCAACATTGACAAAGTTATTTTTAACAATGGGTCGTTTGACGATCTATACAGACAAGTCGAATCTCTTATTATAGATCCGGCTTTAAATCTCCTGGCTTCCAATTTATTGGAAGACTACGAAGAATCCGGTGACAATTTGCGCACACAGTTTTAAGATTGTTATATCGGCAGTTGTTTAGATTGCCGTCAATATGAAACACATCGAACTGCTGATGATGCGGACTTGAAAATCCGCATCGATCGCATCTTAGCTTTTTTCGATACCCCGCCCGTTCCCACTTTGCTGTACCTGTCTTTGATACTCTTGCACAATGGTCGCAAGTAGATCGATAGTGTATTTTCTCGTCTTTAATATAGTTAATTGCCACCGGCCTGCAGCCGCATTTAGTGCATAACTTTCTCATATTACAAAACCTGCCCTTTATTGCACCCTTTATTGACTATTTAACATAAGCAAAAACAACAGTTGCCGCTAAATATAAACAGTAATCCATTAAGGAGATGAATATAATGGCAACATTACAATCACCAGGAGTAAATGTCTCAGTTATAGACGAGTCGTTCTATACACCGGCAGCTCCAGGAACAGTACCTTTAATCTTTGTAGCATCTGCTACAAATAAATCAAATGCAAGCGGTACCGGTACCGCTTTAGGAACTTTAGCTGCTAATGCAGGTAAAGTGTGGACAATTACAAGTCAGCGTGATCTTACCGATACGTTCGGTACTCCGTTATTCTACACCGATGCTAACAATAACCCGGTGCACGGCGGAGAACTAAACGAATACGGTTTACAAGCAGCATACAGCCTGTTAGGCGTTAGCTCTAAGGTTTATGTTGTTCGCGCCGATATTGACACCTCGCAATTAATCGCATCTGCTGAAATTCCAAACGGTCGCCCAACAGGCGGAACATATTGGGTAGATACCAATGATTCGTTATATGGAGTTAGCGAATGGGATGCAACAAATAAAGTGTTTGTTGACAAGACTGTTGCTAACGGCGGATTATTGGTTATTGACAACGAAAACAAATCGTCGGCAGCAACGCTCGATGGTTCAACATGGACACCAAAAACAAGTTTTGGAACCAAAGGTGTTTATGCAATTGTTGTAACAAGTGAAAATACTAACCAGCTATGGTATAAAAACAGCGATAACAGATGGGTAGTTGTTGGATCAAACAACGAATCTAATTTTTCTGCAAACGGCTTCACAAGTTCTTGCTGGCAAACAAGTTGGCCAGTTGTGAAGAGCACAGGGTTAGGCTCCTTAACCGCCGGCGATGTATTCAAGCTTAACGGAACAGTTGTTACACTAGCTACAGTTGATACGGTAGAAGATATTGCAGCTACAATTAACACTGCTGCAATTACCGGAGTCGGTGCAAGAGTTGTTGGCGGAAAATTAGCGTTATATGCAGATGCCCGCGCGACTTCTGCAACAGTTGCCGATGGAAAGATTCTATTAGAAAACACAACTAATGAAAGCCGTGTTGTTGAAGGGTTAGGACTTGTCCAAGGTCTATATGGAGCAGTTGCATTATCGGTGCAGCCGCATACACAATTCCCTCAGTACTCTGCAGGCAAGAATCCTACCGGCTCAATCTATGTCAAGACTACTAGCCCGGGCAACGGCGCTAGTTGGATGATCAAATACTACAGCGGAACAACCCAAACTTGGGGAACAGTAGCAGCACCGATCTATGCATCCACAGTTGATGCAATATATAAGCTCGACAAAACTGGTGGAAAGAATATTCCGGTAGGAACACTGTTTATCGAAGCTAATTACGATCATGGAACCGGAACAGTCGGTTCTCCGAAGCTTGCAGAATTTAAAGTTTACAGACGTGCAGCGGTTGCACCGACTACAATTGTTACTGTGCCGTCGATTTCGGCACTTGCTGGTCTGACAAACTTCTGGGTTAAGGAAACACTAGCTAATAGCGCAGAATATTCTGATGCAGTAATGGTTAATATTCCTTCTGACGCAACTTTAGAAGATGTGGTTTCTGCGGTTAGTGCATCTGGTCTTGTCAATGTGTCTGCAAAATACGATGCTGCTACAAAGTCATTTTCGTTAACGCATGCATTAGGGGGCGACTTCAAGTTAGCAGACGGAACCGGATCACCACTAGCTCAGCTAGGTTTTTCTGCATACAACATGGCAACAAAACAAGGTACGTTGAATCTGTACAGTGTCGGAGCATATGATGCAGATACACAATACACATTACACGCAAGTAACTGGAAGCCGTTAGTGTTTGAAGCAAAGGCTTCGGCACCGTTTACTTCGCCAGACGAAGGTCAGCTATGGTACAGCTCGATTATCGACGAAGTTGACATTCTGTATCACAACGGAACTACATGGGTCGGATATAAAAATGCATTCCCAAATACAGATCCTGCAGGCCCGACTGTTAGCGCAATAGCACCGACTACACAAAGTGATGGAACTGATCTTGTCGACGGTGACATCTGGATCAGCACAGCTGACATTGAAAAATATGGTCAAGAAATTTATGTTTGGAATGCCAACTCCCTAAAGTGGGTTAAACAAGATCCAACAGATCAGATTACACCGAATGGCTGGTTATTTGCTGATGCTCGTTGGGCAACATCTGGTCAAGAAAGCAAACCGTCATCGATTGTAGAACTTCTATCGAGCAACTATATCGATCCCGATGCACCGGACCCTGCACTATATCCGCAAGGTGTCCGTCTATGGAATTTACGTCGTAGCGGATTCAACGTGAAGAAATACGTAAGTAATCACATTGATATCTACGCAAACGACGGAAAGAATGCACGGTACAGTAATGACCCGATGGACGGTTCTAATCTAACAACACCGTATTTTGAAGGACGTTGGGTTACTGTAAGTCCTAACAGCGAAGAAGGCGTTGGATCGTTTGGTAGATTTGCACAGAGAGGTTTCTTAGTTGCAGGATTTAAGAAATTAATCGATACTAACCAAGGTATCCGCGATACTGACACTGTTGTCTTTAACTTAATCGCTTGCCCAGGATATCCAGAAGCAATTCAAAATATGATTGCTCTGAACACTGATCGCGGGCTAACTGCATTAGTAATCGGTGATACTCCGTTTAGATTAAAGCCGACCGGGACTGCACTAGCAGAATGGGGAACAAACGCTGCTCTTGCATACGACAACGGTGACCAAGGCGCAGTAAGTTACGACGAATATATGGCAATGTTCTATCCAAGTGGTTATACAAACGATAACAATGGCAATTATATTGTTGTTCCGCCTAGTCATATGATGCTTCGCACTATTGCCAACAGCGACGCGAAGAGCTATCAGTGGTTCGCTCCTGCAGGAACACGCCGTGGCGGTGTCGATAACGCAACATCAGTAGGTTATATCGAAAATGGCGAGTTTAAGACAGTCGCTTTACACGAAGGTCTACGCGATGTTATGTATCAAACAGCAAAGATTAACCCTATTGCAACATTCCCAGGTGTTGGAATCGTTAACTTTGGTAACTTGACTCGTGCAAGAAATGCAAGTGCATTAGACAGAATTAACGTTGCAAGACTTGTTTGCCATCTACGCAGACAACTTGATATTTTAGCTCGTCCGTTCTTGTTTGAGCCAAATGATAGAATTACTCGCAACGAAATTAAAGCCGCTGCAGAAAGTCTTCTATTAGAATTAGTTGGACAGCGTGCACTATACGACTTTATTGTTGTATGTGACGAGTCAAACAACACACCGTCCAGAATCGATCGTAACGAACTATGGATGGATATCGCAATTGAACCAGTTAAAGCAGTGGAATTTATTTACATTCCGCTACGTTTAAAGAATACTGGCGATATCAAAGCTGGGCTTTAATTTAAAGGAATAAGGAGCACTTAAATGGCAATTTCAAGTTTAAGCAAATTAGGTGTTCCCCTTCAGGGGAACCAAAGTGCGAGCAACCAAGGTTTATTAATGCCGAAGCTACAATATCGCTTTCGTGTATTATTTGAAAACTTCGGTGTTAGCAAACCAACAACAGAACTAACAAAGCAGGTTATGACTGCTACTCGGCCGAGTCCGGAATTTACCGATGTGGTTATTGATGTTTACAACAGTCAAATTCACTACGCCGGTAAACCAAAGTGGAGTCCGATTAGTGTTGTTCTTCGCGACGATGCAACAGGTGCAGTTAGCAAACTTGTTGGCGAACAGATTCAGAAGCAATTTGACTTCTATGAGCAAGCGTCTGCGTCGTCAGGTATCGATTATAAGTTCGTAACTAAGATCGAAATTCTCGATGGTGGTAACGGAGCTTTTGAGCCGATTATTTTAGAAACGTTCGAGCTCTACGGTTGCTATATTCAGAAATCTGATTACAAAGGCGGCGACTACAAAGCCAGTGAACCGATGGATATTACACTAAGCATCGTTTACGATAATGCCATCCAGGTTAACGAAGCCGGTCAAGCAGTTGGCATTGGTGCAAACGTTGGTCGTACTACTCGTACTCTTGCAACAGGTTAACTTATATAACTCTAAAAAGGGCGTAGAAATACGCCCTTTTTTAATGGCTAAATAATAATATGTCAAACTCTTTTGTAAACTTTCTTAATGGCGCAGTAGCAGGATCTGGAAATCTTCGAGATTATCAGCACGCGGCGCGACTTTATGTAGATAACTTTTACGAGTTAGCCCCTAAAGCAGGGTGGATGTATTATGTTGTGGTGTATGTTAATCCGGATATTGTATCGACAATTACTGATAATCAAAGAAAAACACAGTTTCAGTCGTGGTTAACGCGACATCGCGGAGTGGTTGGCCTATTAGCAAAGGCGGTTGATCTTCCAAGATTTACTGTACAAACAGAAACACTAAATCAGTATAACAAAAAAACTATTGTTCAGAAGCAAATAAATTATACCCCAGTAGCAATAAGCTTTCACGACGATATGGCAAACGCTACGACGGATTTGTGGAAATACTACTACCAATATTACTACGCAGACAGTCTTGATTCGTCAAAGCTTTCGGTACCAGCTTCAATAGTTCCTAAGTATAAAGAATCAAAATACGTCGAAACAAACAACCGTTACGGTCTAAATAACTCGCAATCTATACCGTTTTTTACGTCAATAGACATTTACCAGTTATACAAGCAAAAGTTTACTTCTTTTAAATTAGTTAATCCTATCATTAAAGAATGGGCACACGACGGCATGGATCAAAGCCAAGGCGGAAAACTAATGTCAAGTAGAATGATGGTAGAATACGAAACAGTAATTTACGGAACTCCTACAAAAACAAGAGAACTTCCTCCCGGAATGACAGACACGCACTATGATCGAACTCCAAGTCCGTTAAGCATCGGCGGTCAAGGAACAGTCAGTGTGTTAGGTGAAGGCGGTGTACTTGCCGGCGCAAGCGATATCTTTGGCGACTTAATGGACCCTAATAAAATGTCCAACCCTTTGGATATTTTAAATACAGCTATCAAAGGAGCTAATCTTGCAAGAAACATTAAAAAAGTTTCAAAAGAAGGAATTAAAGAAGAAGCATACAGCATCTTAAATAGCACAATGAGAAATATTGGATCCAGCGACGCTGGTGTTACAAATCCCGACGGCACAGTAACAAAAGTGTCAACTAATGATCGCATTCGTGGTGGGCTAAATCAAACAGTCGCAGGTGCTACGCAAGTAATAAATCCTGTAGGAATTAATTTATTCACAGGAAATAATACCGGAATGACTGGTACCACACAAGCAACTCCAAGAAAGCCGTAATATATGTATAATAATGTTCCTTTAAAAAAGACAGCATTAAGTTCAGACCTGACAGTAAAGGTATTTGATCAATACTATCAGGTACCGGTTGATCTAAATAACAATGAATTAATTGCAATGACCGGCTTTTTTGAAAAACGAGGGTTCGACAGAGATTCTGCAGAATCGACAGCTTTAGTTATTTTGCAACAGGCAAAAAAAGACAACTACAGTGCAATGCAAATAATGGATACGCTCGATGGTATTAGCAATGTCGAAATAAGCGGGTTAGTTGCAGAAATCTTAAATTTTAATAGATTTAAATCGAGTTTAATAGGAATCTCGCAGTTAGTATCACCGGCCGAAGAAGTCACAAGGCAAATTATCGACACCATGCCTCCAAACACAAAATCAACGGTCGTTGAAATTATTACAACACCACCGGCTCCGGAACCGACCTATTCAATATTGGTTCCAAATCATACTATTAATGGCGGCACTCTTGCAGAATTTATAATAGTAACCGAAAACGTGCCGAGTGGAACTACAGTATATTGGGAGATTCCTGGTCCAATTGGTACATCTGTCGAGTTCCTTGGCGGTGTTTTGTCAAGACCGATTGTGCTAGAAAGTAACAATACACTGATTACGTGGCCAACACCCATGTTCAAGGTAGCCGACGTTGATTCGATAAGTTTAACTTTAAGAATAGATTCCTCTGAGGGAGAAATAGTTGCCGTAAGCGACAATATATCAATTGTTTATCAGAATAACGGCGGAGGACCTCCTATTTTATCATGAGTATGAAATTTAGCCAAGGATCGTATAAAATTAAAAATCCCGAGAAGTATATAGGACTTGGATCTCCAAGATACCGGTCGTCTTGGGAGTTTTCCGTTATGAAAATGTGTGACGAAAATCCTGCTATTAAACAATGGGCAAGCGAAAGTGTAAAAATTCCTTACAAAGATCCGTTAACCGGAAAAGCAACAATATACGTACCTGATTTTTTAGTGATATTTGTTGATAAAAATAACAACAAAAGAGCCGAACTATGGGAAATAAAACCGGTTAATCAGACGTTTAAGGAATCAGTAGGACGTAACCCTTATAATCAGGCGCAATACGTAAAGAATATGGTAAAATGGGCAGCGGCGAGAGCTTGGTGCCAACAGAACAATGTAACATTTAGAATCATCACAGAGAAAGACCTGTATTGGAACGGTAAAAGAAAATGACAAAAAAGTTAGAAGAAATTTTAGGAATCTCAGGCAAAGACGATGAGTTAATACTGCCAAGTTCGGTCCCAGATCTTCCTCAAGTTGATTTACAGGACCAACTTGATAAATTTGATAAGATTTCGGCTGCTCTTCCGCAAGTAAAAGGCCTTGGAGATTTAAGCGATAGCGAGTTCGATGCGTTAGCTGCTAAAGCTGAACAAGCCTATGACGATCTAATGGATCTTGGCATGAATGTTGAAGCAAGATACGGTTCAAAGATGTTCGAAGTGGCCGCAAATATGATGAATGCTGCAATTAACGCTAAGTCAGCAAAGATCGACAAAAAGCTCAAGATGGTCGAGCTTCAACTGAAAAAGTTAGCTATTGATAAAAAATCAGGCGAAAATACTCCACAAGAAGTCCAGGGCGAAGGTTATATAATGACCGATAGAAATAGCATTCTGGAAAAGCTTAGGAATATGAAATAAATAACAGATAGGATTATATATTATGAAACAATTTAAAGACTATCTAACGGAAAGCGCAAAGAAATACGATTTTCGTATTAAAGTTGCAGGCGAAATTTCCGAACAACAAGAAGGCACTATGGAGGCACTGCTAGGTAAATTCCAAATTGAACAATTTAAGAAAGTTGGAAAAACACCTATTCAACAGTTACCTTTAGATTTTCCAAAAATCAAGTGCGCCGAAGTTAATATCTATGAAGTAGTGCTATGCTATCCCTCAACACAATGGGAACTTCATGAATATTTAACCAGCAATCTTGGAATTACCAAGGATGCCTTAGTTGTTCGTAAGCCAGGCGAGCCGTTAGAAGAATATCAAGAAGCTAAAGAAGATGCAAAGAAGGAGCCCCTTTTAACAGATTCTACTTACAAAGAATGCCCAAATGCAAACTTTGAAGAGTATTATGGGGACAAATACAATTCCGGCTTTGTAAAAGAATTAAACGATATTTTAAAACTTCAACGCAAAGAACGCGGCGAAGAAATTCCGTCGGAGACTACTGTAAAATATAATACAGATTCGGCCGAAGGTAAAACCGGCGTATTAAAACAAGCCGAAGATCCGAGGAAAAAGAAATGACAAAAATGATAGATGTGTTAAAGCGTTTAGCAGAGTTAGACGCTGGAAATCCAAACGTAATTAATCCGCAAGTAGTTAAAGAAAGTGCCGATTCGTTAGCAGAGTGCAGCGGCATGGCACCTACTCCTTCGCACGCAAGTATTAACATTACTGCGAACTCCGGTGAAGAAGTTAGCGGAATGATTAAGAGCCTTATGGGACTTGCCGGAATTTCGCCAGCACACGCCTCTGTTGAACAAGAACCTGTCACTGCTATCGGTGTTGATGTCGAAGACGAACCCAACATGAACAGCATGAAAGATTTGATTAATGCAATCGATTCTGCTGAAGAACCGGAGATGGCCGAAGATTCGATGAATCGTCCGTACGATAATAGCCCGGGCGAAGAAATAGGTCAAGACGGGGTTAGACAGTTTGGCGATATTAACTCGGGCGATCACAAAGAGCGTCAAAAAGGTCTCCCGGTTGCTAAGCCAGTTGACGAGTCTATTGTTGATAAGCTCTTTAGAGAGTACCGTGAGTTCGTAGCCGAAGGCTCAAACAAAAAGATAAGTGAGATGCATTTCGGGCTGCCGTCGGACGAAACACCAACTCCAAGCAAGGGCAAGTTTACATACGATTCGATTACCCATCCAAAATACGGAAAGTTATCGTTGGTAAACGACGGCGGCTCTTATATGATTACCTCACCCGGCGAAAACGGAAGTGTAATTATTCGTGCACTTGGGACTCAGCAAGAAATTGGCAGCAAATGGAAGGCTATAAAGCAAAAGCTCGGTCTTGCAAAGGTCAGCGAAGCAGGAAAGCCGAGAAATCCTGGTCAAAAACCTTTTAATTTCGATGCAGCAGATTTAGATCGACTATCGAAAATTAGAGATCTTGATCAGCTAAAGCAAGAGGCTATCGCTCTTATATCAACAGAAAGCGATAGACCTATGAAACCTGAAAAGATTGAATGGTTTACTAATGCAATTAATCGTGCGCCTAACGGTCTTGCAATTATCAAGATGATGTATGACTTGCTACTTGCTGGCGACGGACTTGGAGTTATAGGTGCTTCTAAGGGATATAAATCTCGTTTTAAATCGTAATAAAAAGTAAATAAGGCTGAAAAGGCCTTATTTACTTTTAAGGAATTGTATGGGAAAGTCTTTAGACGGCAATTTAATTAAAAAACCTCACGTCACACAACGATGGACTGAGCACGAGATAGCAGAGTTGTTAAAATGTCAGGATCCGATTACCGGTCCTGCTTATTTTATTAATAACTTTTTCTTTATTCAGCATCCTACTAAAGGTAAGATGCAGTATAAAGCGTATACATATCAAGAAAAGTTATTAGAGAGTTATCATTCACATCGATTTAGCGTGAACATGTTAGGTCGTCAGATGGGAAAGACGACTACTGCTGTCGGTTATCTCCTTTGGTATGCAATGTTTGTAGACAATAGCACGATTCTTATCGCTGCGCACAAGTATACCGGTGCGCAAGAAATTATGCAGCGATTAAGATACGGCTATGAATCGTGCCCGGACTTTATACGGGCAGGGGTTACTAGCTACAACAAACAAAGTATTGAATTCGAAAATGGCTCTCGAATTGTTGCACAAACGACCACCGAAACAACCGGCCGGGGTATGTCCATCTCTTTACTATATTGCGACGAGTTTGCTTATGTGGCTCCAAACATTGCAACTGATTTCTGGACCTCAATATCTCCGACTCTTGCAACAGGCGGTAAAGCAATTATCACCTCAACTCCAAACTCAGATGAAGACACTTTTGCGCAAATTTGGAATGAAGCCAATAAGAGATTTGATGAGTTTGGAAACGAAACAGTAGTAGGCCGTAATGGGTTTGCACCATACCTTGCAATATGGGACGAGCATCCTGATCGAGATGAAACCTGGGCTAATGCAGAAAGATCTCGGGTCGGAGAAGAAAGGTTTAGACGAGAACACCAGTGCGAGTTCTTAGTATTTGACGAAACACTAATTAACAGTATATCGTTGTCGAACCTTGAAGGTTCTGACCCTGTTATGAAAATGGGGCAAGC